TTTTTTAAGATTGTCGAAGTTTCCAGATAATTTATCTAGCACATCTCCAATACTTAAATTATTTTGACTCATGTATGTTAATGCAGACGTAAGTAAAGAAACCGCAAGCAAAATACCTCCTGATCCTATAATCGAAGCTCCTAATGCTTTTAAGGCACCACCTGCAGATCCTGTTTCTTTTTGCAGGTGACCAAAAGCTTCAACTGTAGCTGTAATATTATTTCCAATACCCATAATACCAAATGGCGCGTCCTGAGCAATACGTGAAAATTGCATTAATGCGTTGCCACCATTAGCTACTTTTGGCGCAAAATCCTTTTGAAAATCCATCCCAGCGTCTTTAGCTGTAGATTTTAAATCATTAAGAGTTTTTTTAGCATCTTTTAAATGCGCATCAAGCTCTTTGGTGTCTAATCCTAATTTTATATTTATAGCCTTTTCATTAGCTAATTGCTGAATGTCATTTTCAACTTCCTGTATTTTTTTTTGGAAATCTTTAATATCTGCGCCTACTTGTACTTCTAAAGCCATATCAATTAATTTGTTTTACATATTCAGCCATCTCTTCTAAAAACCTTTTTTTATGAGAATCAGAAATTACATTTTGTTTTTTGTCAATATCCAAACTCATGAAATTAGTTATTGATTTTGGTAATTTTTTTGGATCTTGGTGCGACCCTGTCAAAGCGTACCAAGCCAATAAACGAACCTTTTCCCATTCTCTTTCCTGTGTCCTTTTCCATGCAAAAAGGCGAATTTGAAACTCTGCAAATGACATGTCATAAACACGTTTCATTGTAGAAATTCCAAGTTCGCCAATCGCAAATGAAATAACGTCTTTTTGCCAGTCTATTTTTTGGCTTTCGTCACTTTTTTTTTATTTTCTTCTACAGGAACGTCTTTTGATAATGACTGTAAAAAAGCTTTTGCGAAGTCTTTTACAAAATCTCCAAGCACACCGCCATTATTATCAATAAGGTCATTTATATCGAACATATCAAAATCAGGTTGTTGACGTTTTCTTTGAACTGAATATAAACGGGAATAATACATTAATTTAGGATAAATTGAAACTTCTCCAGATTCCATTTTATATCCTATTTCCTGTAATGAATAACCTGTATTATCTAACAGTTCTGTTAAAAAACCAATGCCGAAATGGAATTCTATTCCTAAAAGTTCTATTTTATTCATAAATTATACACTTGGAGCTAACGGATCACTTGTTGTAATTCCACCAGAACCGTTAATAGTTAATGAAAAAGTTGCGAATTCGTCACCAGCAGGAGCTTCCAATCCTAAAGAAGTTAAAATTCCGTTACCATAATAAGCCAAATCAGTAGATCCGCTGTTCATCTTCCAATTTACATTAGTTTTCGCTTGCTGTAAACCTAATAAATAATCGTGAGAAGCCTTTGTATCATCACCTCCTACTGAAGTAGTGTCGATTGCAATCGCATCAGCAGTCAATGTGTATGAAAAAATACCCGCCTGAGTTTCAGTAACGCCTGGAGCGCACTTTGTTTGAGCTTCAATAACTCCTAATTCAGTATCTAAAGAATTAGATGTAAGACAAGCAACAGGACGGTACAATGCACCATCGTGAACATACAAAATAAGTCCTTCGCCTTTAATTTTATCTGCCATTGTATTTTTATTTTAAAGTTAAATTTAATCTTAAAAATGATCTGAATATATTATCTGTGTCAGTAACTGTTTCTAATTGATTTTCGTATGTGATGTTTTGAGTTATATTTGTAAATCCAGAAACCGTAATTTTTGGATTTAATAAATCAATAACTGCCTGTTCGATATCATTTAGTAAAACCCTGCTTCCTGTATTTCCTGCACTTGAATAACGTGTGTAAATCTCAATTAATAATGATGTTTCCCAATCGTATTCACACTTTGTACTTTTATCAACTTCTTTTGTTTGAGCCGTCAATAAAACATATTCTGATAAATTAGCATTCCCAGTAACACGGCTATCAAAGCATTTTATTATTTTTGTACTTACTACAATGTTGTTTATTAAGTCAAAAACTGCTTTTCTGATCCATTTATCTGGGTTTACTGTAACTGCCATAGTTCAAAGATAATCAAATTTTCTTATTTACTGACTTAACTAATGTTTCTAAATTTAAAATCAATTCTTTTTCTCCTTTTTTATAAGCCGGATATAAAAATGGCTGTGGATTTACTCCTGCGCCTAATATTTTTGCTAAAATAGGATAAGCGGCTTTTTCGTCAATTCCTTTTGATTTACACCAAACTTTTATTGCTTCTAAAGCGTCTTTCAAGTTTCCTTTTGTTTTTTTGCCTTGGAATGATTTTGCTATTTCTGTAAATTCAGCAGGAACTTGTACTTTTGTTCCTGTTCCAAATTCCATGTAAGCACCGTAAACTTCATTTACTGTAACTTTCCATGTCAGGTTTTTTACTTTTGAATGGCTTATTGTTTGCGCTAATTTACCAAAATTTTTAGGAGCTAGTTTTTTTGCATCAGCTTCTATTTGGATTATCGCAGCTTCAATTTTTGCATTAATTTGCTTTTCTACATCTTTGCTGAACTTATTTAGTTTTGCTAATGTTTCTGAAATGCCTTTAACTCCCTTGCTCGCCATTAGCAATAATATTTAATTCTCTGAATAATTCATCATTATAACGAATATCATTTACAACACGATTAACGCCTTTGTATTCTATTGTTAAATTATCAATGTTATCAGGCGTAATTTTAGGTGTAGCACGAATATTAAATGACCAATTATCTTTTATGTCCGCTTTGCCTATACTGTAATCACGATATGCGGAATTTTGCTTTAATTCAGCCCAAAATGAGCCTATTAAAACATCGGTTACAGTATTGCCTCCGTATCCATCAGGAACATTAGCTGTACTGTAAATTTTAATTCTTTTATCGTATTGTCTTGCTAGCACTTTATAATGAATTTGAATTATCTCTATTATTGTTTTTATTAATAACGCCAATTAATTTATCTCCTTGTATTTCAAAAACAGTATTGGTATTTTTTAAATCCTCTAGCTTAACTAAAAAACTTATAGTAGCTTCTGTTTTTTTATTATCTCCTTCATAAGCGTCTTGAGTTATAATAGTTTTTATTTGCGCAGGCAACATCTCTCCTTTGAAATAAGCTAAATGTACTCCGTCTACGTTTTTAATCTCAATATATTCTCTGTTTTTTAAATAGGTCATAATTTGTTTATTTTAGGTTATATAAATCTTTTTTCAACATCCAACGCTTCAGTTACACTAATCGGTATCATTTGGCTGTTTATTTGTTTTTCAGCCTCATAATACCATACTTTAATTATTTGCAAAGCAGATTGAATAAAAATATCAGGTACTAATTCTGGCGCAGTATAACCAACATTCAATTCAACTGTTTTTACATCAGGATAAATTGTATAAGTTGAACGAACGACAAACCACGGCGCCGGATCGGTTACAACTGAATTAATAGGATAGTCATAAACTTTTACTTGGCAGGATCCATTATAAACAATGTTGCGAGCATACATAAAGTGTCGTGTTCTTTGCTCAACGTATCGCAATGACGCATTAATCATTGAAGTAATATCTGCATCATCTTCGGTTAAATCCGAATCAATACGAAGATAGTTCTTTGCTCTTTCAAGTGTTATGACATCCAAATAACTCATTACTTTTTATTTTTATGTTTTTTAACAGGTTTTGTTTCGTTGGTAGTCGCTGTTTTAATACGACATAAGTACTCGCCTCTTTTGTCTGAAACATCAATACTGTCTCCTATCAAATGACTTAAGTAATTTTTCAATAATGTGATTTTCATAACATTTACTTTTTTCAAAGATAGTAAAAATATTGTTTGCGTATTTAAAAAATAGTTATACATTTGTTTAGTAAAGAAGTCGGAAGCTTTACAATGGAAAATATTATTAAGACTCTTTAGAACTGCCGACTCAGTTTTATTGGGTCTTTTTTAATTTATATTATTATGGAAACTTTTTTGAACTGTATAATTGCTTTTTTTACAGGCGTAGGTGCTGTGTGTACAATTTTATTTTTAATGGGTAAATTTAAAAATAGGCCTAGACAAAATATAAAATTAGATTTCAATACACATGTTTTACCACATTGGATTGCTAATGATCCGATGTTATATTTTGATAAACCGCACATAGATTACGAAAAATATAAAATTCCTGAAAAACCTGAGCTACCAACGGATATTTTTAAATTTTATTATCAAGGCGAGTTTATTTGTGAAATACAACGAAAAGACAAATATAAAATTGAAGGCATTTATGATTTGGTAGAAATTAAACTAATATTAAATAACAAATAATTATGACATTAGAAGAAGAAATATCAGCTTATAAAAAAGAAATTATAAGGCTTAATTTTGATTTGTTGGCTATGAATAAACGTCATGATGAATTATTAAAAATGACAGAAGTTAGCGGAAACGATGTGATAAAAGATATAGTATTAGGCGAAGAAAAATTAGTCTCTTTAGAAACTGTAAATGGAAATTACGAATATATTTTAGGGGGTGACGGACGTTCTCAACCTTGGAGCCAGATAAGGAGCGGATATATTTGTAATGTAACTTTAATGCCTAATATTTATTTAAGTAATAATCATAGAGACTTTATAATAAGATATTTGAAAAACGAACTAAAAGTAAATGATGTAAATATTTTATAAACCAAAGCCAATCCTAATCGATTGGCTTTTCTATTAGCTCCACCAACCCTCTTTCGATTGCTGAATAAGCACGTTCTTTTGGTAAATCAACTATTTCACCAACTTTGTAAACCTGAACTATAGCGGTAATACGAACAGTTACCATATTTTCTTTATACCACTGCATTGATAATTCAAAGAAATTATTCCAATGTTCTTCTTTGCCTAATTCTTCAAATTCAGGTACTTTTAATAAGCGTTTTTCTATTTCTGAATAATCAATTCCATTCATTTCAAACGGCACAATATAACCGTTAATTCCGTGTGTAATCTGCTCTTTTCCGGATGCAAAAGGTGTAATTATGCAAGGAGTTTTTACTTGCATTGCTTCGTAAACAGAATATGCGAATCCTTCGGTATCTGATAGCTGTACTAAATAATCTGCTTTGTTAATTTCTTTGAATGGCTCAGTTGTGATACCTTTAAAAAACACATTAGGACAATCGTCAAACTGTTTTAGCAATTGTTTTCCGTAAGCATGTGAATCATCACCAAATATATTCCAAAAGTAGTCTATACCTAATGAATCCATTTTTTTAGCCATTATATGCATTCGCTCAAATCCTTTTTCGCCTGACAAACGAGAACACGTAATCAATGAAAGTATTTTGTTTTTCTTTTTAGGCGAGTATTTATGAGTATTATCCAATAAATTATAAATAACCGCGTCACATTTCAAACCTGTAGTCGCTTCAAAACCTTCTTTTACAATTTCACCAACGCAAACATGGTGTGTAACTTTTGGGTGCTTTTTATACTTGAATGCCCAGCCCGAAATAACCACCCTATAATCAGCGTGAACCGTTTGAATATAAACTTTTGAATCTATTACATCAAATGCACTTTTACCCCATGCAGAAGCCGAAATAAACACATCGCATTTATGTCTTTGTTTGAAATTTATCTTTTCTACGTTGCAATATTTTTGTATTTCTTCAATCAAGTGCTGTGAAGCTACGTTATCATACAACAAAGTTACATCGTGGTGTTTTGACATTCTTTTGCAGAAGTTTTTAGTGAAGGTTTCCACACCGCCCAATAAATTCCAATTGCTTAAATAAATAATTACTTTCATAAATTAAAGGTAATAAAAAACCCTATCGTTTTCAATAGGGTTTAATAATCAATAAAACATTAAACAACTAAATTATACTGAAGGAGTTGCAAGGCTTCCTTTTACTACTGCTGAATTGTTGAATACCGCTAAAGTAATTCTTTCCTCAATTCTAAACATTACTTTGTTTTGTTTAGCCAAAGTAGAATCTTCA